CGGAAAGGTTACGTACGCGTCTTGCTTATTGCAATTCAAACACCGGTAATCGTCGCCAACGATTAGTATTTTTATATGTGGGAAAGTTGTTTGTGTTAAAACCCACTATGCCGGTCACTTTTGCATGTAACTATTTAAAATCTACGTATGCTGTCTACGAGACAGCTTACATTTAAAATTTAAATGGCTACATAAGCCGTCTCAGGTAAAATTACCCCCGTTCCATACGTCGCAACGGTACTCTATAACTTGAGTAAAGCTACACCCCCCTTAAAAGGTGTATGAATATATAATTGCAGGTCCAATGTACCAATGCAGAGAAAAATCTTCTCCAGCGGCACAATAGTAGTTGAAAATTTCTCTTCTCACATCATTTAGACCAGCTGCTCCTGAAAACCCCATAAGGTTTACATCAGCAATCTGGTCAAATATAGCAGAGCTATTTCCATACCTGGAATTAAGTGTTTGATTTCGATCTCCAGCGGGACGAAATCGCATGTTGGTTTGATAGGGAATTTCAAACTCAACACCGGGTTGAGAGTTAAAATCTAGAAGAAATGATCCATTTCCACTATTAAAGCCGTCAGCGACAGCTTTAATGTTCAATGCATACACTGAATTAGTCAGTAGGTACTCACTGGTGGTTGATGTCTTGTAATAATCGGTCGTAGTGCCACTATAACTCACAGTTGAGCGTGTAACACGACCTACCATACCTACATTTCCTGGTCTAGAGGATAACATCTTGTATCGCATTGTACCCCTCTCGATTGCATACCCAAGCGATAGATAACTAGCAAATGTCCAACCTACGACATTTACTAGTCCTAATCCGGAAGTAAAAACTCCGTTTGGGGCATATCCCGGAAGAAACGGGAATCGGGGGATCCTTGTGCGAAACGCCAAGGTCGCTGATTGTGTAGATGAAGGATCAGGTTGCCTAACTGCTACCAGAAATGTATATCTTTTCACTAATGTACGAAATGAGTTAATCACTTCACCAAAGTAAATTAGACTAGCATCTGGTGTAGGACCTGTCATAACACTACTACAGCATTCTTCATTCGAGTCCGCTATTTGTGTTTGCGGAACTACGACATCCTCCATTGTTCGTGATACAACTTCTAATGATGCAGCGCCAAGAGGCCATGCCTTTAAATTACTCAAAGGTAATGATGTGGGCACGTTTAACTGAAAATCAGGCCCGGCACTAGCATAGACATTTATATACACGAAATTTATGGAGGGATCAGCAGCTCTATCAGGAACTGATAACTCATTAACAACTTCGATAGATAAATTACCATTATCTGTTACACTACTAAAGGTGGTGTTATGAATATGGTAATCAGTAACTCCAATCTGATTTACGGGCAGATAGTCTGACGCATTCACTCTTCTCCAGTGATCATACTGAGACCATTCTACTCGTATAGTAAAATCTTGGGTTTCTGATATATCTATTACATGTTGAAAATTTTTATTTGTAGCAAATCCCGTGAGTACAGTTGATGTGGGTTCATATACAATCCTTATTCTTCCCTTATGAAAAGGTGTACATACTACCTCAAAATGGTAGTCAATTGAACCACGCCAATACTCAAATGGAATGCTAGCAAACGTTATTCCTGGTAGTTCCATAGCAGAATCAGCTATTGTTGTTGTTACTGTAGTAGGCATAATCGGTCTTATAGGCCAATGAGCTATCCTAACTCCAGTATTATCAAACGTAGTGAAGTGGAATGTTCCTATATACGACTCACGACATGCGATTGACATAATTGTCATGTCATCTGTGCTATCTAAGCCGCAGTAGGTACCATCCACTGTTAATTCCTGCTTTGGGTCTACTGTTAATTTTACTGCTGGATCTCCTCCGAGACACACAGCAGTATTACCAAATGGATTTTGTTTCATCATACTGTTGGAATCAATTATAGGGGGTCGAGAGAATCCCCATAGTCGTGCTATATTAGCCATAGCAGAAGATCCAATTTGTGTAGACTTAGCAAGTCTACCTATCAAATTAGAACCCATACTATTTGCAATAGCACCAGATACCTTTGCTACAGTAGTAGCTGGTCCACTCAGAATTCCACTCGCTTCATCTAATTCTGATTCTTCAGCTTGTGACAAAATGTCAGCAGAAGATGGTCCTGATAACTGGATATTTTCTATCCAACTGTACACTGATATTTCTACTTTATCAGTAGCAACAGCAAAATCATTGATATTTCGTAACTCATTAATAACCTGGAATGTTAAACGCCCAGGAGTACGAGTTCCGGTTGATGCGGAAGTCAAATCCAGCCAGTCTGAAATCCAAACAAATGGTAACTCCATTTCTTGTGAGAAATTGTGTGATGTACCAAAACGAACACCAGGACACTGAGATCCTGACGTATATACACTCCTGACTTGTTGCGTGTTTAATGAAAACAGCGGTTCATAGTACATAGCGACTGTACCATAATAAAACTTGTTTGAATTAATAACAACTCGAATGTGCATATTACCTCGAAAATTTCTATAAGACTGGAGTTTGTTTTGAATAGGTGAATCTGATAGCCATGATGCCCATGGATCTATTACTAATAATTTATCTAATGGAGCATCAGTGCCCTTCCATTCAATAGACGCTATCTTAAGAGGGCGTCTAAAAAATTCACTCAATTCAGACATTGGTTGGATTGAACACAATAGTCCATCCTGACTTCCTTTCGGGTACGTTTTAGTAACAATACCCGCATTGTCGACAAAAACAGTATTTTGTTTCATGTCGCCAGTTTTTATTGGTGTTGATGTGTTTAATGTGGCATCCCCACCATTATTGTTCATATTATCCATATTACTTAAAAATAACTCATCTGAGCGTGCCATGTTATCAGAAGACTGGTCGTTGTCAACAGCACTATCGGTAGTGAACCCTAGACTATATGCCCGTCTAGTAGCTATTTTGTCCCATAAGGCCTCGTAAGATGTGTACGGAAAACTCCTATCTATCCGCCACATCTTTTCAAATATTATGGGAGCCATATTATTATACACAGTTTCGCCATGATGAACTAAAAACTCAAGTGCGTTAAAGGCGCACTCTCTTGTATGTTCTAGACTAGTCATGGCACTAGTTTTTACATAGTAATTAAGTACTTTGGATATCGTCAACATCTCAATTGGGCTACTCATAATGCCATATTTGAGAAACGGATAATCTTGAAATACAAACTTTCTCTTAAGAAAGTCACAATTATCTATGTTTTCCTGATTCGGAGGATCATTACCCTCTTTGTCATTACCGGTATACAATATACCGCAATCTCCTAACTTCTGTTTAATCACATTAAATCCAAAATGAGAATTTCTAACCCCCATTATGTGATCATCACCCATTGTGAATAAACTAACCTCATCTCTGAACTCTCTAACAGAGCCATACTCATGAAACCATGCCATTCTTATGTACATGGATACCACTATTGAGTTAATAATGGTTGTCAAAAAATGACCTGAAGGTTCGCCACACGGCAACATAAATAAAGTACCATACAAATTGTAAACTGGGTCAGTTATAGCGTCTATTACTAAGTCAATTACAGCCAAATCGTCTTCACTGTAATTACCGGATAGAACACACAATCTTTTCAATACCCAGAATGCCAATCGCAAGGCATACTTATGTACCTTCTTGTCAAATTTTGAGAAATCGCCAGCTACTATATGGCTTTTACCAAATTTGGTAAGTGCCAAATATAAATCATGCCATTCATGAGATTCAGTATTGAGACCTTGTACAGTCTCAAACTTCATTCTATTTAACATGATTAGTCTACAAATAGAGCCTAATACTTGTTTAGACAATATGAGCAGAGGTAAACTACCGCCAGTGAAGAGACGTGGTTTAAATCTCTTACTAACTTTCACGACTTCATCTTTTAACAAAACATTGAAAGTTGCACACGGTGACTTATCAGCCACTGCTAGCTGTCTCAATGTATGTATTTGATCAACCAAAATTGGTGATACACTACGAGTCTCCATGTCATAGAATGTGCTATTTAACTTATAAAAAGGGTCCCCAGAAGAGGCATTCCCATTTATCTTATTAATATAAGCAACACTATCACACCCAAATACAGCTTCTTCAATCGTTAAACACTTAACATTATCCTTAATGTAATCTACTCCGATATTATTAATAAAAGTATCAAAAACATCTTCGCCGCAGATTCTAAGAGAACCAAGAGGTACAATTGGACTCTCCGTAGATAATTCAATCATATTCCAGTAAGGTTTATAATAAGCGTTTAACTCACGATAGATGCCATGTTTCAATGCCGGTCCACAATGATGTAAATCCCCGATCGGAGAAATCATTGTAGGTTCAACCATTGAAGGTTTTTGTGGTCCACGAAGATTCGGTACACAGCCTAAAATATTGACATGTCCAACAGCGTCACCTTCAACAAAACACAACTCAGACTTCTTATTTATACGAGGTTCATACCCAGTAGTAAATATAGGCATTTCAAGCGCCCTAGAGGTTCCTAAGTCTTTGTTCTGTGTATTCAACTGACTAATAGCATTTAAAACTTCCGACTTGCGAACAACTTGGAAGTAAGTACTATCATTGTTTTTATTTGATGCAATGACTATACCCAAGATAAAACACTTTGGTAATTCACTTGCTATCAAAGGTGACCCACAATTCCCATCCTTACATGGCACTTCACCTGTATAGACATCACTAACAGTGTATGTGTCGTTAGATGCCCCAAGTTGATAAGTTACTGAATTTTGAGGTCCGACCATAATATCATGGTTCGTAACTTCAAAGTCAGTTCTATGATAATATTGCTTTATAAAAGCTTTACCATAATAAGACTGTGCTAACATCTTATCATCTGGGAACAAATTAATGCGAGACTTATTCTTACACGTTACAGTGCGTATGAACACGACATCCTTATCCTCTAAAAAGAAGAAATTCTGTCCTGTTAATACTTCAGTATGGTCTCTGTGATATTTATCTCTAACAAAACTCTGAAAAGTTAACTTGTACTGTTCTCCCTTTGTCCAGTCAATACCACGAAACATGTGTTTCACCGTCATACAAACGTGTCCATGCACATATATGGCTATATTACATCGCCTTACACCCCCTACTTCAATACTGATAGAAAATACATTATCCTTTATCATACCATCTAGTTGATTGGCATTATTAGGAAGTGTACTATCACGTAGTGCTAAATTGCGCACTTGTACTGTATTAGTAGAGTCAGTTTCACGATAGCGTACTTCCAAATTACGCTCATCTTGCGCAGTAGGAATAAACGTATCACGTGACTTAGATTCTGCTTTAGGCTCTTTCTTTGTCACTAGTTTCTTTATGCCAACACCTAAACCGTAAAAAACTAGAAAATTTATCGACCAACTAATAACAAAGCATACGGTTTTTAAGCCAGCCTGTGCAGCAGGAGATGTATTTAACCAATGACCAGCTCTCCTATCAGCTCTCCTTATATAATACCTTATATCTTCTTGAACACCTTGAACATATGTTTCATCCTCACCTTTTGCTCGTAGATACATACCATAACAAAGAAGAATAGTAAACATAGTTCCATATACCATAGGTTTAGGCATTACTTTCGTATAGCCACACCAAAAGTTATATAATATACGGTGTCTCCGATGATACAACATCTTATATGGATTATTAGGATATGGGCTTTTCTGTCTAAGCATCCTTAGATCAAGAAAATGCCAGAATTTAAGCCTGAAATGGTAATATCGAAAGTGATTTTCAAAGTGTGGTTCCGCTATTTCGGTACATTCTGTCATACTTGCTGAAACTATTGCCTGCGGATTGTAGCATCTAAGACACCCACCTCTAATTGTATTGTGTTCACATACATCATATTGACTAATATCCTTAGGCGCATTCAACTTAGATATCATGTCTAATTGCTGTTTACGAACACCAAGAGCATGCTGTCTGATAAATACAGCTGCTTCAAAAATAGAGACTTTATCACGTACACGATTAAACACAACATCCTGCTCAAATGACTTTTGTCCCGGTGCTAGTGGTTGTAGTATTGGCTCGTATATGGTTATCAGCCATGCATCTGCCATACCCTGAACACTATTGCACTTAGTCTTGTCTAAAGCACCATTGGCATCTTTAAACTCATCTCGCAACTGAGCATCGACAATACAGTGGAATCGTCTAGCAAATGCAGCTGGACATCGCCAATCTTGATGTGCAAAACAAAATTTAGACTTCATACTAACGTCACCAACGTTAGAAGTAACTGATACCAACTTTGGTCTAACTTTATGTTTGCCCATCTTATCGGCTTCGGGATTTGGCGCACAGGTTACAAGATTACCAGAAATCTGTAAGAACAATGTCATACCTTCCGGATCCTCAGTAAATTGCCCCATATCATCAAAGCGACATTCAGCACTGGTAAATTCATGATAATTTAGCATCCATGGCTTTCCACGCAAATTCTGTATGATGTATGTGCTAGGTAAATTAATATCTATACCATAAGCAACTTTAACTACAGAAGATATATACTCAACTACCGTTGTTTTACCAACTGCACTATTTCCATTAACCATGTATACATATGGTGCAACATCAACCGATTGTCCACTCAGAATCTCTCTTAGTTCATTCTCTCTTAAAAGTAGAGCATTATAGAATTGTTCAACTTTACCTAGAACTAAGTTATTGCCAGAAGAAATTGCGTCACAATGCACTAGTCGATACATTTCTATATATTTCTTAGTGTCAGTAGATATTTTTTGTATATTATCAATCGTGACACTAGTATTTAGAACTACAGGAACTTCTTTTAGAAAAGTACTAATCTTACTTCCAGAGTATAAACTTTCAGGAGTCAAATATCCTTCCTTTAATAAATCTTTTACAGACTTATTCATCAACTCAAACATATTTAAAAACGACTTCATAACTGTAATTATAGTTATACTCTGATATTGCTGAGAACTCAGCTTGCCAAAGATCATACTCGTCATACGATTATCACCAGTCATTTTATGTATCATAGCAAAATGCATGATATCCTTAACTGATTGTAATAAATCTGACGTTTCTAACAATCCAAGCCAACCTACTACAGTTTCTGCAGATCTACTCTGCTTACCTGTAATATTCATCCAAGCTTTATACATAGGGCTACCTTTAATAGACCTAGCATAACCAAACAGTTGTTTCATAAGTTTAATTAATGAAACTAAAGTAACATC